GTCGGGTTATTCAGAAGTTGAATGATAATCGGCAACGCCTGGGCCATTTCCTTCTTTGCGCCCAAGTGCGCTCCCGCGAGCACTTCATATTCGAACTTCGCATTACGGAAGTCGATATGGTCGCCCATGTACGTCGTTCCTAGCTCTTCACCAAGAATACGACGCAAAACTGATGTCGGTAGCAACTCATTGTTCAACTCATCCATCTGATACAGCCACGGTTCAAATATCTGGCGTACCATACGGCTAGTTGGTCCGTCTAGACGAGACGCGTTAGCCTGAATAACTCCGGCTGCTCCTGTTGCAGAACGCATACCAGTTGTCTTGATGCCAGCAGCGCCAGCACCAAGCATAACCTGTTCGTTTGCTCCCGAAGTTTCTTGAGCGGATGCCTTGGCCTGTTGAATAAACTGCCAAGCTTCGCTCGGAACCGGAGGCATCTCCAAGAACTTAAATGCCTTATCAACGTCATCGTCAACATCAATAATGCCGCCCTGCTTCCAGCGCGTCATCTGAGTTGGAACGTTGAATCCCTTCTTTCTAACAGCAGTCGGTTGCAAACCATACGCCAACAAATCAAGCGCAAGATTCGTAACGCCCTGCTCAACAATCTGTTCTGCACCGATTAGCTGGCCCAATCCCTGACCGTAGAAACTATCTGGTAGGTTTCTCCAATTTGCACTGAAGAACGGAAGTTTTCCGTATGGGTTGGCTTCGTTTCGGATAAGAATGTTCTTTCCACCGAATGACAGAACAACAATCACCTTGTCTCTGTCCCAACGCTCAAGAACTTCTAGACTGTTTTGCAAGTGGTCTGCGGAAGTTCTAAAGTTACGAGGTAACGCATGCTGCAAATATCCACGCATTCCCTCGGGGATGGTCATTGTGATATTGTCCGGCCCCGATATCATGTTAGACAAGAAGATTGATTTCAAATCGCTTTCTGACGGAATGTTATATCCCGGCACATCGCGAAGCATATTCAAATCATCATAGGTAGCATAATCTCGGTAGATAACCCATTTTGCTTTGCGAATATCTCCAACTCGGCAACCTGGGTCAACCAAAACCGTGCGAATGTCCGCAAACTTAATCCACGGTCGGCTAATCTTGACCGCTTCCACAAATATTTCAAAATCATCTGAATCTGGTGTGTCGATAGGCGGAGTTGGAACCGGGGTATCCAAAACAGTCTGCTGTCCTACACGACGATATTTCTTAACTCTCAATTCGTATTCGAGATAGCCCCACTTAAAAACGCAGGTGCCAAAAAGAGCCATCTGCTCTAGGCCACGCTCAATTTCCTCTTCAAATTTCATATCCCATAGCTGCGCTGAAAACAAAGCTGTCTTAGCACGAACCACATCCGGTTTTGTTCCCGGTCGAGGGCGAAGTAAGAACGGAGGGTCTTCATAGAAGATACCCTCCATCACTTTCGGGACTATGGAATTTAGGTGGTTAGAAAGCGTGAACTTCGGCACTGAGGCCATGAACACGCCATCGAAAGCTGAAGCACTTTGTGGGCTTTGAAGAATGATGTCAGACTGAGTCCACAACGATGCCCACTGATTAACATTGGCGTAGTTATCTGCCAATGATGCATCATCAAGAACTAACTTCAGAGCAGCTTCGTCAGAATACAAGTAGGTCCCGGTATCCGAGTCCTTACGCATCTCTTCAGAAGTGATTTCTGCAATCGGAGTTACGTTCAATTTATCCAGCGTTTTTGCCGCGTGGTCACTTAGTGGTTCTGTCATATTCTATGCTCTCAGCCCGTTACCCCGAAAGAATTTACCTGCAATGCCCCCCATTGGGCCTTTCGGTTCTTCCGGTGTAGATTGTGCATCCGGCCAATAAGAAACTGGCAAAGCCATTCCAAATCCGCCGCTATCGTCCCCAAAGATGACCTTCTTCATCTCACGACGAAGATAGTCTCTGTATTCCGCGTCTTTTTGAACTGCCAATTGTTCCAATTCTCTCTTTGAGAGAGTCATCAAACTAGGAATGAATCTGGTCAGTTGAGAAAGAACATCCGGCACATCATCTTTGAAATAACGCGAACTTTTCTGGCCCTTATACTTTTCAAGTTGTTCAAATACTTCGGTGGTCCAAGGTGCAATCAAGAAAAACAATCTGTTAGTACGAAGAAGAGTTTCAATACCTTTAATTCGATTCCTCTTCGCATTTTCAGAATTGTCCGGCGTATTCCAACGAATGTACGGCCAATGACCGTAGGTTGTTCGTGAAACATCCGTGATTCGTTCCTTTAGAAGCTGAAGACCACCTGTATCTTCTCCATACCACTGTCGTGGACGCCACTTATCATTCATTGCCGCGATTCGAGTTGCAATCTCAGTTTGAGACCACTTCCCGAACTGCACATCAAGAACAACCATGACCCATCTGCCATTTTCTGGAGGAGTCCAATTCGCCATGTCTAACGGAACTGCTGTCTGGTCTTCCTGATAAACTTTTCCTATTGCTAGGGCGGTAAAATCAGAAAATTGCTTGTTCTCACGAGCTAAATCGATAGCTCCGTATACGTAGCCCGTATCTCTCATACCTGGCATAGGTATGATGTCGGCCAATGTTTTTGTTTTGTGATTTTCCAACAAAATACGGTCGAAACTTATGCTGCTCTCATCTCCCCACACAGGTTGATTAAGCTGCTGGCATCGAAAGCTTCTCTCGTTCTTCATTCTCTTACGAAGGTCGAGCCAAGAAGCATGCGCCGTTCCGGCTAACTCAGGGAACGTCAAGATGACCATTTCCTCAGTCAGGTCGTATATGTTGCGCTGTTCAACATCTTTGTATTCGTCTTTTACTTTCCAGCATGCACGCTCGAAGTACTTCAAGTTGTACATCTCTGGATTTTCTTCATGGGTCTTCTTTGTAAGACCGTAGTAGTCATCCGGGAAATATCGCGTACCAATAATATCGTGCCAACCCCAAGGCATCAGCAAGTTAACCGCGCCATCAGCTTTGAACAGAATTGCTTCACGCGTTTCCTGGTTATTACTGTTCGTGTCGGTAACGATATCGTCGAACTTCAGAACATCATTATGAAATCCTGAAAGAGATGAAGGCACTGAAATGACGCCTAGAGTTGGGTCTCCCGCCGAAGAATGATGCTGTAATCCGGCAGCGTCTTGCGAAATTCTTATCGGTTCATCCGATGTTCCAGCAACCCCACGAATCACAAACTCAGGAAATAACAAATGGAATGCATCTGGACGCACACCTTTTGGAAGGTAGAACGAACGACGCTTTCTTGGAGCAGGAACTTGCTTAACCATTGACAAGAACTGCTCTGCGAGTTTAATAACTCCACTTACAATAAGAATTCGAATGTCAGGACAATTGATTATCCACTGAATACAATCAACTGCATCGATACTAGACTTGAAGAACCCGCGCGGGTCCAACAAAATCATAGTTCGAGCAAAATTTGCAGCTTTTTCTGCCTCTATAGGGTCAGGCACATAGTGCCCGAAATCCCCCAAAGTTTCTGGTTGGTATTCCGCTATCTGCATCCAAACATGTGGAATTCTGGATTGTCTTGAAAGAGCAGCCTGAAAATCTTCTTTCAGTCTGTATCCTTCATGATAGACACCATCAAAGTTCTTAGATACGAACTGGTCGCAGACTACCTTATGAACGTGAGGTTGCAAATCAAGGTCAAACACCTGAGTTGCAAACCAATACAATTCCTTACGAGCCTGGTCACGAGCGTACAGCCACTGGTCAAAGTGAAGATATCCCCATTCCCCGGTATGAAACTTTCCTTTCTCATTGAAACGACCTGGCAATTCGAAAGCCCGGATTGGAATAACCCGGCTAATCAAATCAATTTTAGTTTTCTTCTTGCCGCGAGATTCCGCTTCAGGAGACGGTTCTTCACTAGCCCCACCAACGTACAGGTTCCACAAATCTTCGTAAGACATGATTTCGGACCTGAAACGAACGCCTTTAGATTCGGCATCCAATTTTTTCACATAATCGGGCCAGAACAACTTCTGCGACTTAACGCCGTTATCGTTGACCCAATTATATTTGTCCTTTTCAAGTCCTACTATTGCCATTGTGTCCCCCGAGATTTATTGGTCGGTGTGCTTATTAAGATGCATAAGCACTTGATTCCTTCTCCTGCTTCGGCTTCAAGACAGGTTTTGCATCAAATGTCTTTCCGTTCCAGGTAACTGCCACTACACCACCTGGTTCAACCAATGCGGCTTTGTGGTCTTCATGCAGGATTGCGCCCAAACTGTGAATCACGCTCGAATGAGCAGAAACAAGACTAGGCTTTCCGGTTCTTAAACCAGTGCGAAATGCCTTAAATAAAATCGGACGAACTCGGTCGTGCATTCCGTCGATAGATTCTCCACCCGGAATACGCTCGTTCGTATGGTCGTGATAATACTTCATGTTTGCATTCGGGTCATCTTTCTTCATGCCCGTATACTTTCCGGCATCTAATGGAAGTAATTGCTTTGCTGGTATAGCTTTGATTTTACGACTCTTCAAAATGCCCTTAGCGGTTTCCTTCGCACGCAGTAGAGGGCTTGTCCATGCTTGGCCTACTGGCTTATCGGAAAAGAATTTTGTCAACGCTTCCGTGTCCTTCTTTCCCTTTTCATCTAAAGGAATGTCTTTTTGCCCACGATAGCGATTTTCTTCGTTAAGCTTGGTCGTTCCGTGTCTTACCACGTAGGCGACTACTTGGTCTTTCTTTTCGTCCGCCATTTTACACCTGGGATAGTTCTTCTATCCTTCTCTCAATCTCTTCCTCCGTAGGAATATGGACTGAATATGGCTTCAGCAAAGAAAGACGCGTCAAGGCTTGTACAGCCTCTTCACGAAGGCGCTTCTCCTCTTCAATCTGAACCATTAGTTTGCCGATAACCTTTTTCAGGGCTTTCTCGTCAAACATCGAAACTCCAATTTACTGAATTGACTTACAGGCCAAACTTTTATGCCATTTGCGGAAGACCCGCAGGCGCTGCGCCCATCGGAGCCGCTCCTGCCGGAGCCGCGCCGCCTGCTGGAGCCGCAGCCATTTCTTCTGATGACGGAGCAGTATGGTCCATCAAACCATCCATCATTGAATCATGGTCATGACGCGCATACTTCTTATGTGACTTGCCGTCTTCGTGATGATGTTCTATTGTGTGAGAACCGTCATCGTGATGATGAATAGTCGTATGTGTATACTTGTGATGTTTCTTTGCCATAAAATTTTTTCCTATGATTCCTTACGTGCCTTGTGTATATCAGAATAAGAAGGTTTCGATTCCTTCTTCTTTCTGGCATCACGAGCATGAGCGTAGGTCGGCAAATCTTTACGAGGAGTCGCCGCGAAATCGTGTAGTTGTTTATGAGACATCTCTAACAATCCCTTGTTCTCCGCATGTAACTTTTCTGGCTCATGTTCAGCAATTGCCATAGCGATTTGCTGTTTCTTACTTACTGCTGGCATAAATTACGCCTTAATAATGCCTATCTTGCCTCCAAGATAGTGCAATCCTGCTACTATGGGGATAACACAAGCACTGACAATCCACTGTCTTGTGTCGTTCGTCTTCATGGTCTCTTCGACCGCGTCGAACCGCTCATCCTGTGCTTTAATTGTCGCAGTGAGCGTTCCCTCAACTCTCCCCAAACTCTGTTGTATGTCTGTGAGAAGTTCTAACATCTGGTCATCGGAGATAGCCATAAAGTCCTTAGAAAATGTGTCGCGGCTTTCACGCGGCATGCCGTGGCTTTCACACGTCTGGAAGAGGAGGGCCGCGAGTAATCGAATGCAGCCCGTCACTGTTCTAGATTTTTGTTAGTCTTGTACTATCTTAAATTCATACAAGCTTGCTGAGAATGTCGCGTCTGTGATGCTGGCTGTGACGCCGCATACCAAACCGAATCCAGCTTGACCTTGCGCATTAGCCAACACCAAACCGTTAGCTTGGGTGATAGCTGCTTCTGCCGCCTGAGATTGTGCCGTACCAGTTGAAGTTGACTGGAACTGATACTTCATGAATCCACTGATACTTCCAGATGTTGGGTCTAGCAACAAATCCGCAGCAACTGAGAATCCTAGTGGCTGTGCGTTTACCAATGCTCCAGATGCAACGTTACCAGCCAAGGTCACATACGTCGGAGACGCAATTGTTCCCTTATTCAACTGAATAATCGGTGTAACTGTTTGTCCGACTGCGGAAGCATTAACTGCCACACCAGACATGTATACACGGAAACGCTGTCCAAGCAACTTACCTTCACCAGTTCCACCAACAACGAAATTAACTCCGCTTGGCGTTCCTGATTGAGTGTAAATCTGCAACTGACCACCTGCGTTAGTTGCGGATGGCACCTGTCCAATCTGTGAAGACTGCTGCGGGGTGCTTACTCCTGGTGCTCCAACATTCCACAATGACAACGGTGGATTGCTGAAGAAATACTTAAGCGTGATTCCGGTTCCGCCAACTGTTGACGGAGCGGCTGCGCTTACTTGATACTGTGCGATTACGCCCATTTGTTTCTCCCTTTTATGTACGACCAAAGCCAAGCTGCAAGATTTACCTTGCCCCGTACCTGTCCTTGGCGCTTTAATAGGTCACGTTGAACGCAACCTAAACTTTTTCTAACGATGTCCCGCATTCAATACAGAACTTTGCTGTTCCCTTGTTTGTCTTGCCACACGTATCGCACACGGGCTTGTGGTCAACTGTCTTTGCAACCTTGACTAAAGCCTGGGCTTTACGTCCTATAAGATGTAGCACAATAACTTCGGATGCTTCGCATTCGAATCCTGCTACCGGGACAAATTTTTGATTACTGATTGAGCCATCAACCGTGATACCCACGTCGTTGAAGCCCATTAAAAGACTACCGCGCTCGCCTTTTGATTGACTTATCACGTTCATAGCGGCAATCGGGCCGCTCGCTGAACTGGCACTAGCGGACCTGGTGACACCTGCCGAACACTGAGCCGCGAGGCTACTAGACTGCGATACAAGTGACCCCGAACCGGAAGTGTTTTGGTTAAGCGTTCCACAAAAGTTCCAAGGTTCGTAGTACGGCCACGAATACGGTCGCGGATATACATAAGGCCAAGAATGGTGATGATATGTGTGATGTTCCACAACCTTCGAAGGTTCATATACCTTCTCCCGCTTGAACTCAACACGTACCCCCTGTTTTTCATAAGTGTTCATTTTAAAGAGGGTTAAAGTTGTTTGTTTTGTTGCACTTTTACAAGTGTTGATTCTAAAGGGTAGTGGGTCCGTTTACTGGAAAACAGAATGAAGAAAAAGCAGCATAAAAACTCTGAGGCCAGCCTTTCGGCTGGCCTCGCACCCGAATTCCGAAGAACGCGGGGGGATAAAATCATAAAATTAGGCATCCACGTCAATAGAATCCGCAAAAGAGAGTCCAGCGTGTAGGCGTTGTTCGCGCCTACAAACTGCGATTCCCCGGAGAATGCAATAGAGAATATTATGCGCCTGTTGCGTCTCCGATGGCCTTGTTAACGCCGCCATCCATTGTTGAACCTGTTTGACGCTTCTTCTTCATTCCACCAAGTGCTTCTTTGTGATGAGATGAAGAGACATGTCCTTGATGAGCCATCGGGGGCTTCTTCTTTGCTACTCCGCCTAATGTCTCATCACAAACTGATGTGGTGCCAGGTTGAGAATGAGCCATCGCAGGCTTTTTCTTTGCTGCTCCACCAAGTGCTTCTTCGTTTGACATCGCCATGACAATCTCCTAAAAAAAAACTAATTACGTATAACTAATAGTACCGTTTGTAGATATTACAATCCACTTACCTTGATACGCCATCAATGTTAGAGACGAACCTGCATTCGTTTGAAACGAAGCCGTATTTATAGATGCCGTACCTGTTAAAAGTAAACCAGGTGTTGTAAGGGTATGTGCAAACGCTGTAGCACTCGCAATAAGAATCTGTATTCCGTCATCTGCGCCTACTCCCGGAGCAGCTAAAGTCAGTGCTGCGATTCCATTTTTCGTAATAACATACGGAGCACTCATGGAAGGATTGATAGGACCATTAGCTGTAATCAGTATAGGGGAAATTTGAATTCCGCCGTTCGCTGTAATATTAAAAACCATATTACCACCCTGGCCCATAATTTGCATAATATCTTCTCCGTTCAAATTTTGAACTTTGAATTTTGCTGTTGTTGTCGATTGAAGTGACATGACATAAATCTCCTAAATTTACTGGAAATTAACCGTAACAGGAACAGCACTGGCTGGAGATGTTACTCCGGCTGTTCCACCTGTTGTTACGCAAGCTGCACTCAACGCAGTTGCAAATGTTTTCCCTGGGTTCGCTCCGGTATACAATACGTGTGTCACCTTTGCTCCACCCGGAACAAAAATCACTTCATCCGGCGCGGTTGTTCCCACTGTGACACCACCGGATGCCACATTGTACAGTTTCACATAAGAGGCCGCTCCGCCGTTCGCTGTATTATCAATCAATACGCTAAACACAACAGCAGAAGATGCCTTGATACCGTCAACCACATTACCCATAGCGGTATCGTTAAAAACAGATTCATTGGCCGGGCTACCTACGTTTACTGTTGAAATTGCCATGACTACCCCTTATATCCAACTTGTTGTATCTCAAACTGCATCAACCGAACTTGCGGCGTGCCAGATACAGAACCTTGAAAACTGACACCTATGCTAAGTTGTAGCATAGGTTGCACAAAAGGATTTCTATTTGAAAATTGAGTCTGTACAAAATTAGCATTGACCAATGTGTCCGCTCTCAACAATCCGTTGTTGCGTCCATTTCCAGTCAATTGACAAACTACAGACCACAATGCTGTTGAATTTGTTGCCGGAACGGATACATCCCCACCTGCGACAATGTAATAAATTTCTCCAGACAGGCCGCCATTGCCAGGAGCTACCAATAGCTCTCCAACCATAGCTTGCTGTCCCAGGTCGCCCCATCCACCAGGAGTCGATAATGTATTCCTCTGTGGAGGCGGAACTGGTCTAGAGAAAACTTGTGTCCCAACTGGAACACCATCAATCTCAGACGGATTAGAAGTTGTTACACCAAATACACTGAGCGTTCTACCTATCGAAATCGGTTGATAACTTCCTGCTAATGAATTAACAACAATAGGAATCGTTATAATAGACAGAGGGTCGCTCTGTATCACAATCGATTGACCCACCGCTGAAAAATAATTCTCAAACAAGGTCACAACCAGATTGACAGATGGCGGAGCCGGATACGTGAACCAACGACTTGTTTGACCAAGAATTCCTACTGTTGGCACGACAGACTCCCGCTATTTATGCAGCGGGTTTCTCCGCTGGCGCGTCTGCTTTCGGCTTCAAAGCTTCGGCCAAAGCAGCTTGCGATTTGTCAAGTTCTTCTCTCAAAATCGTATTCTCGGCGTGAAGCTTACCGAGTAACTGGTACAACCATTGTACGTCTCTCATGTCATTCCTTTTAGAATACCGCTAATTCAGCCCAAACAAATTCAACAGTAACCACTGCGGTTCCTGTTCCAAGAGCAGTTGCTCCCCATTGAACTAAAACACCTTCATTGAGAGCAAGGACAATCGGATGTTCTCCATTAGTCGTTTCTGCCTTGTACAAATCAGCCTTAAGTGCTCCGGTTCCTAGACCAACGATAGCCGATGCCCCACTAAGGCCCATATGCCCGATAGGATTCGTATCAACAATTTTGGTCCCACCTGTTAGTCCGGCTGCAAGATTAGAAACGTCAATATTCGCAACAATTGATGGCCCCATCGAACTACGCATTGCTTGAGACTTATTTGCTGTAAAAGCCACAGATGTCGCATTCGTCAAATCACGAGCCGTATACGCACGAGCTATAAAAGCTGCAAGAGGGTCAACCCTCTGTGCCGTAACCGCAGTAACTACGGCCACTGACGCCGAAATACGAAGAAGCACTGCCAAACGTGAAGCATCTGCCCATCGAAATGCTGCCAAATTTGAATTGGCAGCCGGAGCGATAGCTGAAGTAAACCCGACCGCTCGATAATGTCCGAGAGTTATTCCTTGAGGCCAAGTATAATCAAGAGGACGATTAACTGTACGCGCAGCCCCATAAAGCGGGTCTACCGCTTGTTCGACTCCAGAAACTATGCTAGTTTGTCCGCCGACAATTTTAACTGGTTGTGGCATGTCATGTCCTTAGAACGGCTGGTCTTCATCTTCCTGGGCTAATTCCATCAAATCAGAATCTACGTCAGCAGCCAATGACTGTATGCCCTTTCGTATTGCTTTTAATTCCATATAAATAGCTTGAGAAAGATTCTGATGTTCAGAAAACTGAACAAAATTTCCTTTCTCATCTACTAATTGACTCAATCCGTAATTCACAACTGCTGTGCCAAAAGATGTTCCAACAGTTTGAGTCAAACTTACCGATTGGTTTGCAACCAATGCTCCTATAACATTCGTTCCAACTGGTAACGGAGAATTAGGAGAAAACGCAACAACCAGTGACGGGTCCGTTGCGATGGTTGCTGTTGAAGCCGCCTTTACTGCTGCGGTATTCACACCATCTGTTATCTTTCCGAATCCAGCTACACCGATAGCCTGATTAACGTTCCACAATCCGCTTTGAGAAACCGGAAGAGGGTTAGCGAAATTCGTAACCGATACCGTTCCCGAAACCGCTACGGTGTTCGTGATAAAGGCATTCACTCCGGGAACAGCTACTGCTGCCGGAGTAGAACCATAATTCACAACGGCTGTTGCGCCCAATACAACTCCGGCAACCTGAGTCAGATTATCAACCCAAGGCGAAGTTTGCTGCGTAACACCGATATTAATACTAGAAGTCTTTATGTTAACATCTAACGCTGAACCCGTGTTCGTAAGCCCGGTCGTTCCTGAAAACAAAGATGCGTTCACAGAACCAGCAATTACCGCTCCAGGAGTCGTACCAAAATTTGTCGGCACTCCAAGAACTGTACTTGCCCATTGCGTCAAATTTTCAGCAACAGTATTCGTAACCGTTGTTGACGCCAATGAAACTGGCTGCGTCGTTGTTCCGGTCGGGTCAACGCGCACAGGATGAGCAGACGTTCCGAGAACGTTCGTGCCATCCGTAATTTCTACAGGCCATGCGCTTGCTAACGCAGCAGCCGTGCCTTGCACTGCCGTAACCACATCAGCAGAAGTAAGAGCACGAATTTGACGTGCATCGTACAGAGTAGCACCAGCCGCCAATTCAACCTGCGAATTGAAATTCGTTGCGGTCTGTTTAAGCTGCTGACCTTGCGAACCATATACCACGCCCAACAAACGTGCTGCGCGGTCACTCACATCGATGGCCGCTGCAATACTTACAGGCAGCGTGATTGAAGATGTCTTTAGATTTACGTCGAGAGCAGCCCCGGTGCTTGTTAAAGAAGTGCCAGAGCCATCTTGAATCCTAACACTACCAAGAAGACGAGCAATTCGGTCTGTAACATCAACTGCAACCGTACCTAAAGTAGCAGAATCGACAATAACATGCTGCGTTGACGCAAATACAACTGTCGCATTCAAATTTGCAGCCGTTGCCTGAGTTACAACCGTACTACCCGAATCAACAATAACATGCTGCGGAGCCGTAAAAGAAATAGCTCCAGAAATCGGTTGAGTTACACCACTGCCGTCTACCGGAACTCTCCCACTTACAAGAGTTACATTAGCTCCAGTGCCATCGCCTATAACAAGAATTTCGCGACGTACTTCCGGTGGGCCTGCGCTAATTAGAAGAGAGTCAAGAATGGCATCAACAGTATTTGGATTTTGATATCGAAGAACTGCCATGCCGTATTACCTCAAAAAATTATCCTATAAAGCTTTCACTTAAAACGTCTTCGCTGGAACCGGAGCTACTGACAATCCATATGGACCCCTAGGTACCAAATCCCACTTCGGACTACCCGCAGTAAACTTACAGTTCCTACTTGCAACCAGAGTGTTAAACGCATCCGAACCTTTATAACCACCTTGGCCCACAGGGAGCGTAATGTCATAATACAAAGACACCACCCCTTGCGTATCTTGATGGCCTTCGTCAACACCCACGTCGCACACTGGCCAACTAGATGCGTGGCTGGCATAAAACGTGTTAAATTGTGCCCACGTCGAGATATTAGTTTGTAGGTTGGAATTGTCCGCTGTCGGATAGACGTACACTCCCAAGTCAAATATTGTGTTCGCCGGATTCAACACTCTGTTCAAGTAAAAGTTCGCTATCCAGCCGCGCAAGTTATCAGACGGGTTATAGCCAAGGTCGTGAATCCATGCGGTAACTTCCGCGCTATATTCCTGCTGGAACCATGCATTCGCACTGCAAGGTGTTGTTGCGTGGGCACCATCACAGGCAACTTGATTTAATGTACTACCAGTGGCAACAACATAATTACCGCCCCCTTCCGCATAACCTTGTCCTTGTGTCCAAGAACCAAGAACAGAACCGTTACCTAAATGCACTGTGTTTCTCGCCGTGCTGCCGTAGGTGTAGGCAGTAGAGTTAGCTGGATAGTCGTTCGCCATCCCGCGTGCACCTTGCCACACGGATATGTTCTGCTTTAATTTGTCTTCAAAGTAAGCCTTTTCTGGTGAACCATCCACAGCAATGAACGCGGCCACAGCATTATCTCGTGCAATCCATGTTTGACCACGTTCTTGGTCGTTGTAATAATAACCCGCCGAACCCATACGCAAGTTAGCGTTCCCACTAGCTTGTGAACAAGCACGATTCCCAGGTCCGAGAGCAAGTGCATAAGCCGCCTGCATATAGACCGTCTCAAGGTCAAAGTGTTGTCCTGTGCGGGTATAAGCGTGATACGCACCGTTTCCTTCATGTGTCGTATCTAAGTTATTCGCTCCCCAAGGAGTAATATCTTCACCAGAGCCACCAAAAGCAATCGTGTCTTTAGAGTCATAAGAATTGCAGGTGTTCACAGAAGCCGTGCTATTTAGAGACACCTGATTACGGGCGTTAACAGACACCACTCTACCTTTTGTAGCTATCGTTCCGCCAGCATCAAAGAACCCACCGTGCCCGGCACTCGTGTCTCGTTCTCGATAAAAATAAGGCACTTCGTTAATTAACTCTCGATGCCCTGGATTTCCCTGACCATCTCCCACATCCACCTTACAATAGCCAGGGTCTTGCGTCATTAAGCACGCGATAGCCCATGTTGGCAGAGCACCATGATATTCATTCGCTCCTGTCTGGGCTATACCTACTGGAATACAGCCGACAGAATCCCCCGTTGTGTTCACGTTAAAGAGTCCAAGGGATTCCGTAGCGAAGAACGCTGGCGTGCAGCGTACTGGATTCGCGCCAGCGCCAAGAGTTGTCGGCGTAACCGGATTCATCGGGTCCCAATTGGGAAAAAATTTCGTCGTTGAAAGATAGCGATAGTTATGATTAATCGTCATCAAAGCGATTGGGTCAGTTTGATTAAGCCAGAAAGTTCTGTGCCATCTTGTACGTGTTTGATGCTTTCCGCTAGCCTGACTAAGAACCCCATTCGGACCCGTATTTCCTATCGTAAGAGACGCAGAATAAGTCTGATTTCTGGCAGAATTTGTTGCTGTCATAGACGCCCAGATATTTTCCAGACTCATACCAATCATTACCGCATTGTTTTGCGGGTAGAACCAAGCCTCAAATTCAGGATGCAACGGATTTCCTGTGAGACCATCTGTGTTCGTATCAAAAGTTCCCCCTTGTCTGTCGGCAAGCAAAACAGCCGTAACAATCGGTCCTTGCAACCAATAGGTGCAGAGAGAACTAGAACCTTCGAAATCCGTCCCTGGGTCAGTACAAGATGTAGCGGCGTTCAAAATCGCTCTGGCACTAATACTCGGACTTACTGTTCCCGTCAGATTGATGTGTGCATCAAAGTTATAACCAACAGCAAGCATTTGAGTCTTAGTCTGTGGGGAAGTATTATTACAATTCGCTTGACTGTCGTAAGTGATAGTAACAACCTGCCCATTTGTCATCAAAGGAATAATAAAACTCACAATGGCAAATTTCAGATTACCATCCGGCCAGCGATTCTTCACGTCGGTCTGCGTAGTTGCCGCCGCTACACCGTCAATGTAAGCATTCGCACAGGACTTTACGTCGCCGTCTCGGAACGGCTGAGAGATGGAGACTGGCTGATTCGTGAGTGTGCCGCCAGAGATGTTAGTTATCTTCACGTTGCCGCGGCGGAAGTGCCCGTACCAGCAATCTTTTGCTTGGTCGTTGCAAAGCATGAACGCATCAAGACTCGGAGAATAATTAAACTTTGTGAATGTGCCTTCTCCGCCTTCAGCACCGGAAGTGGTAAAGCTGTCTTGGGGATAATCCAGTCCCTGCGTCGCTCCGTAGGTTTCGTTTGTGCAAACCCAAGTAGAAGCGGAAGGAATGATGAAATAGAGTTTGTTTCCAAAGCCAGGATACATCACCACGCGCTTGCCGATCGGGTCCCAGAAAAGTCCAGGGTAGTATTTCTTGTTCGTCAACATCGTTGACATGATAGTAGTACAGGTGGCGTCCAGCGTTGGTGCGTGGTGAACCGGATTCGATGCGCTTGATGTGTAAGGACCCAAGTCCCAGTAACCCATGCCATCGGGAGGAGAACTGTTCGGGTTATTACCAATATGCACCAAGAAGTCATCGTCTGGGTCGAGAACACTGGAAGAGTGTGAACCGGCCACAGCACCGAACGAACCAGCACTGACCCATCCGGCAAACGCTGTCGGGTCGTTGTGATACATGACGCCGTTCAGATTCGACCACATCCACAAAAGTTTATTGTTCGGATCGTATTTTAAGAAGCTCCCCGCCCCAGCGCCGGTAACGGTATTCGCCACATCTACCCACAGAGGATCGCAAGGCGTTGACGGAACGAGTTGCGGAACACAAGAAACATCCACACTGCTTAAGTCAAGTTTCCATGTATGGTTGCCCGATGCTCCGGTAGAGTTCAGGTTTCCGTTTACGATTACTTCCATGCCATGTCCATCGGAAGTGGGAACGTATTCAACCCCATCATATAAGTGGCGAGCATTTGGCGTTGCGTGGCTTGGGTCAGCGAATGGAGTGTTTCCTGGACCAAATCCCGCCTGCGGCAGAGTCGTAGCAGCTGGAAGGGTCTCTACCGTCAGATTGTTGTTCGTATTCGGCGGCGCTGGATTATCCATGCGAATCAGCGGCCCGTAGGTGTTCGCATTCGCAACAAATGTGTTGCCATTAATGTCTTTTCCAGCGAGAGCGAGATGGAGGCCGAAAATATCGTTTCCGCCGTAGTCCTGGTGCCCGCCACCCCAAATCAGCAAACGGTTGCGCGGCCAGTCCATCACGCCGCCAGATGGGTCAAGAAAGACGTTGTTGCAGCTATCGAAGAAACTGGAACTTGCTCCTATTGGCGTATAGCTACGAAAGTTCGCTGGAGCACAGGGGCTGTGATTCTCTGTCCCGTGGTAGAGCACTGTGCCGGGTATTTTTACCCAACCAGGAGCAGTGTTAAGATTCAATGGTGTAACAGCACTTGGCTGTAGAGTTAAAAGAACAGCACTAGCAATTGGAAGTTGCACCTGATAAACATTACTAAACGCTGGAACCTGCCAAGTCTGCACTGCTCCCTGTAGTGTGCCGTCACTCGACCCGTCGAATGTTTGCCCTCCATAAGTTACGCCCGTTG